CCCCTTCCTTGTCTGCTCGCCACATCTCCCCGGAAACCCCGCCCACCAGGGAAAGAACGATCACCAACCAGATCGGCATCTCTGCCAGCGCTTGTTGCTCATTAGTCATGTTGTGCCTCGAATGATTGAGCGCGGCAGACGCCGAAAAAAGAAAACCCCGCCAGGGAAGGCAGGGTTTTCAGTGTCCTGGCTTGCGCCAAGGCGGGGTGCACAGCACGTGCTCGGTGAGCGCCAAGGCGCAAATTGCATATCGTGGGGACTTTTTACCCCTCTCCGGAAAAACCGAAAAGGGGTCATTTTCGGTTGTTCAACTCCACGCAACTTTGACGCAACTTTGGCTCACCTTTGAGGTAAACCACCCCGACGAACGGTCAGCAGGCTTGCCGGCGTTTCACCGTCGAAACCCGGGTCAGATCCGTTTCAGCATGCCCACTGCGGCGAGTGATACCGCGTGTCGTAGCGCTGCGCACCGTGAGAATGAGCTGCACCTGCTGATGCAACCGATGAACCCAATTTCGGTAAGTCCGGTCAGCATCCTCAGACAGCCCCAGCAGCGCCAACTGGGCGCGAACAGTCAGGGGCCTTTCCGGCAAATACCGGTTGTAGGCCAGCTTGGCCAACTGAGCGCCCTTCTCTGATTGGCGCTCAAGTTGTGCAAGCGCTGCTGCAACTTCACAGGCAATGTGATCCATACCAGCACCGCCACCAGGCAAGCGAGGCCCCGGCGTGCCACGGGGAGCGCTGCCGCCCCACTCCATGATCGTCGCCATTGGGCTGCCCAGCCCGCCGCCATCACCAACCCGGCAGCACTGGTGGCCCCAATGCTTCATCAGCTCTTCGATTTCCTCAATCATCGCGCCATCCCCCTGAAAATCGAACCCGACACAAAAAACGCCATACCCAACACAAACCCAACACAAATAAATCCCTTTAAAATCAATATCTTTATCAACTTTGAGTTAGGTGTGTTGGGTGTGTTGGGTTTATCGGTCCTCGCATGAGAAGGAATTCCAGCGCCACGTTCACCAACAAATAACGTCACGCATGCGCGCACGCGAAGCAAAACCCAACACACCCAACACACAGCCCGCAAACCCGCGAAATTGAAGGGCAATACCTGTGTTGGGTTTGCAATATCGACCCGACACACACCCAACACACCCGACACACATTCAGGCGCAGTCATGTTGCTGGCCCCTTTACATGGTCCCAGTTGTCCACGTTCCAGCCCGCCAACCGCGCCTTGGCCCGCCAGTTCTCCACCTGCTTGCCCAGCTCGGCCGCTTTCATTGATGGGGGCGGGGAAGCATTCGGATCGACGGGGAAGAAGAACGCACCAAACCGCCGGTTGTTGCCATCGGTCCAGGGGATTGCCCGCGTCTTGTCCACCTCGGAACTGATGAATAGCGAGAACTTGGTCTGGCTCATCACGTGTTCCTTGTTGCGCTGACACCACTCAAGGAACAGCGAATAGAGGTCTGTGGACAGGCACGGGCCCCAAAGACCGTGCCCCAGCTCGCTGTACTTCCATAGGTGCAGGAAGGTTTGCCAGCCGGCCCGACTCAAGGCCACCAGGCGCTCCCGGGCCTCAGTTGACGGTGGTCGCGTGCGTTGGTTGAAGTCGCCCAAGTCAATCGACAGAAGCCAGCCATACAGCGCGGCAACGCCGCCCTGCTCAAGCTCGCGCCCGATTGCCTTCTGCCGCTCCACCGGCAGGGTTTCCATGGGCCACATGACCAGCATCCGGCGGTCGCTCTCGCTGATCGGCCAGGGCAAGATCTCGTTGCTCAGGAACACCGCGTTCATGTGGTTGGCTTCTTCCCAGCCGTTGATGAACTTGGATTCCATCCGCACGGTCTTGCCGGTGATCAGGTGCTTGATCTTGCCCACCTGGTTGTACCGCTGGTCACGGCTCACCACTTCTTCAAACACCGACCAGAGCTTGCGGCTTTGCCAGGCGTTGAAGTTGCTTTCCAGCTGGGTCTGCCCCACGGTCGCGGCGTACTGGCCGTAGAGCATGCCCAGGGCATCGGCGAACAGCAGGCTTTTGCCCGAGCCCTCCATGATCGAGTGCATCAACACGGCGGTGTCCATCTTGGCGCCCAGGTGCTGCAGCGGGTACGCCAACCAGCGCGTCAGCCATTGGGCCGCCGCCTCATCGTGGTTGCACAGGAACGAGATCAGCCACCGCAGGTTGGCACAGGCGGCATCGTCCCTGACGGGCTCCAGCGGCAAGCCATCGAAGGTGTTGATGTACACCGCCGGGTCTTTGGTCATGGTCGGGTCGAACACGATGTGCTCAACGTCCACCGTGCGCCGCTCACTGCTGTTCAGCCAGAGCGGGTAAGTATCGCCGAGGGCCATCTTTACCGCGCCCTCGGCAATGCGCCGTTTCTTCTCCCGGTCCCAGACGTCCTTGGTCCCGTCGATATACACATAGCGGTCAGTCGGCGACATGCCGAAGGCATCACCCTTCTTACCGGCCATGCGCCGCGCCTGCTCGATGTCGCTGACATGATCGGCGGAGATAAGCCTCTTGGCGGTGTTGTCCAGCCACTCCTTGGCAATGGGCTTGCTCACCCGCGCCTCAAATGCCGACTTCTTCATCGCCCGCGCTTGATCACAGTCCCACACATGCGTGGTGCCCTCGATCAGGGCAAATCGCCGCAGCACTTGGTCAACCGTCAACGCCTCCCCCGCGCCCCCCATAGGAGCCGGAGCGGCCTCGCTGGCCTGGATGGCGCCGCCCAGGCTCGGCCCGCTCAGGTCATCAGAAGGGGGCGGGGGAAGGTCCCGAGGATCTGGCCGCGACGAATGCTGCATGCCGAGCATGCGCGCCGCCTCTTTCACGGCCCTGGATTGATCGCCGTTGTGTTCCAGCAGGCAATACACCTCAAAAGCATCATTCTGGTGACCGTTGGCCAGCGGATCGGCGCCATGGTGCGAGTAAACCTTGCGCTCCTTGACCGTGATACCGGGCATGCCAGTGCTGCTTTGCGCATACAGCCATTTACTGCCCCGCTTGATGTAGCCATGGGCCCGCAGCAACTCCTCGACGTCGTGACAGCGGTTGAATTCATCAATCACCGACGGCTTGTCGCCTTTGGGCGCCGGGCGCTTGAGCGCTTTGCCCGGGTCCTTCTTGGGCTTCGGCGCCCACGGGCAGGCCGCCTCGGCATCCCGCTTGAAGATGTCCCAGTTGTTCCAGATCGAAAGCAGCTCACCCGGCAGCACCGGCAGCCCTTCGGCCGCATTGGGCGCATTCCGCCAGTAATAAGGCTTACCCGTGCCGGGATGAATCGACGGGGGCAACACGTCCTGCACCAGGCCGGCGCGCAGCTCCAGCACCGTGAAGCGCTGGAACTGTTGCGCCTCGGCCTTGGCTGCCGCCTCCCCTGCCAGGTCACCAGCTGCCTTTGCGGCCTTGGCCTGAGCCGTCAGCCGCTTGTAGATCGATCCATCTGGGTCATTCTCATTCGGCCAGGATAAAGAATGGCGGGTCAGTTCCAGATCATCCGGAACCCGGAACATCACACGGAAGCGCGCCGGGTTGCCGACCACCGTCGGGAACACCAGCGCCATGGCATCCAGGTCGATGCCGTGCAGTTCGTAAAGTACGTGGCGGGTCCACTGGACATCATCGACATCAAGCGAGCAAACCCGGCTCGGGCCGAGTACAACACCCAGGTTGTGCGCGGGGTGTTGTTGCCAGAAGCCCGCCGCCGCGTCGGCATCAGTGAGGTAACCGCCGAGCTTGTTCCAGCCCATTCCCTTGGGGGCCTTCTCCCCTGGATCGATGGGAACCAGGGCTAGAGCGAACTCGTCGACATAGCGCCGCGCCCACTCAGCCGTGGGCGCGTTGGTCTGCTCAATCATCTGCGCCGCTCCCTCAACTCCTTGCAAGGGACGCAGGTCTGGCACCCGGGCGCCGCCTGCCGGCGAAGAGGCGGTATAGGTTCGTCACAGTCTTCACAAAATTCCGCGCTGGGGGCACCAGTCTCCAAAGGCCGGTGACGCGCCAAAGCTGCTTGCCGAAAACGCTCGGCCAGGTCGTTCGCAATGTCGATATCATCAGCCATGGAGGTGTTCCTCCATCGCGGCGCGGGCTCCGGCCATGATTCCCAGGACAGCGCGGATCACGTCCGCACCATGCTTTTCCAGGTCCTCCACTTCGTGAGGCTCCCAGATGTTGTCTGCGGCACCGTGGTGCATGCTGGACACGAACATGCCCGTTTCATGCAGCAGCCGACTGACCGCCTGTAAGGCCTGTTGCGTTGGAGCTGCTGGCTCTGGCTTGTACCAGACCATCCCCGCAGGGCGCATCAACGCATCGAGCAATACCGGACTTTCCGTCAGCCGGATAACCTCTTCCAGCTCGTCTGGGTCCAGCCAGCGATGCTCGAAATCGTGCTTTAGCTTCTTCTGCAGGGTGTCGTAATCCATGACCATATCCAGCGCCAGCGCAGTGACACCGCCCGGGTAGTTATGGCCGGCGCGATAGAGCGCCTTACGCAATGGGAGTATTGGCTCGACGGCCTTCGGTTTTGCTACGCGACTCATAACCGTAAATACCTCTTTTACGGTCTAGCCATAGAAACGGGCACGCCCTATCCTACGACCACGACCGATGTGCATGTGCTGTGTATCGTCGTAGCCGGGCTGGGGGATTC